TGGATGAAACTCTGGCGCACTATGATCTGCGTTCTGAGATCAGCCGTAAAATCGGATATGCTCTTGCCCAGAAATACGATCGTCTGATCTTCCGTGCTATCACTCGTGGTGCACGTGCAGCTTCTCCGATCACCAAAACTGGTTTCGTTGAGCCCGGTGGTACCCAGATTCGTGTGGGTTCCAACCTGCAAGCTTCTGACGCTTATGATGACGCTGCTCTGGTCAATGCTTTCTACGATGCAGCTGCTGCACTTGACGAGAAAGGTGTTAGCCAGGACGGACGTGTGGGTGTTCTGAACCCCCGTCAGTATCACAAGCTGATCCAAGAAGTTGGTTCTAACGGACTGATCAACCGCGACGAGCAAGGCACTGCCCTGCAAGGCGGTAACGGCATCATTGAGATTGCCGGTATCAAGATCTACAAGTCCATGAACATTCCGTTCTTCTCCCAGTACGGTACCAAGTATGGTACTGGCTCTGCCACTAACCCCGGTATCACCGATCCTGGTAACACCGGTTCGTTCGTGTCTGAAGCTCTGGAAGACGCTGCTGCCGATGTCGCTGGCATCAACAACGAGTACGGTGAAGAGACCGAATTTGCTAACAGCTGCGGTCTGATCTTCCAGCGTGAAGGCGCTGGCGTCGTCGAAGCCATCGGTCCCCAGGTGCAAGTCACCAGTGGAGACGTGTCGGTGGTCTACCAAGGCGATGTTATTCTGGGTCGTCTCGCCATGGGCGCTGACTACCTGAATCCCGCTGCTTGCGTGGAACTGTTTGCTGGTACCGCTACCAAGCCTGCCGCATTCTGATTATTTGTTCTTTTTTTTTTTTTTAATTATATGGCTTTTCCTACCACTAATTCGCAGCTAGAGCTGCCTGCTATTAATCAAATTCTGCAGTCATGTGGTCAAGCGCCTGTGACTACCCTAGATCAAACCAACCCGGACGTTGCGATTGCCTATCAAACTTTGCTTGAAGTTTCACGGGAAGTACAGGCGGAGGGATGGTCATTCAACAAAGAATTTCATTACGAATTTACTCCCGACACTAATAAAAAAATCAATATCCCTAACAATGTTTTGCAGTTAGATTTATCTGATAATTCTGCAAACATGGATTATGATGCAATTCGTCGTCAAGGTAAACTTTACGACAAAGCAAACCATACTTATGATTGGGATAATAAAGTTGAGTGTGATGTTGTTTGGTTGTTTGATTGGATTGATTTGCCTGTTCCTATTCAAGACTTCATTACTGCAAGGGCTGCAACTATTGTATCTAGTCGCATTGTAGGTGACCCAAATCAGTATCAACTCTTGCAACAAAAAGAAGCTTATTGCCGAGCTATGGCTATAGAATATGAATGCAATCAAGGTGACTATACTTACTTTGGACACCCTGGAGCAACTAATACTTATTCTAGTTATCAACCTTATAAAGCACTATTCCGCTAATGGCAGCAGTAACTCAACGAATCCCCAACTATTTGGGTGGTGTATCAAAGCAATCTGATGACAAAAAACTTCCAGGTCAAGTCCGTGAATGTTATAACGGTTACCCAGACCCTACGTACGGTTTAACAAAACGTCCTGGATTTGAACACATTGTAAATTTAGGTACCGGCACTACATACGATGATGGTAAATGGTTTTACATTAACCGTGATGATGACGAAGAGTATGTAGGTGTTATTAAAGGTACTGACATTGATATTTGGAATGCTACTACTGGTGCTACATGTACCGTAACCTTTCCTGATGGTACAGGCTACCTTGACACAACTAAAGATAATTACAAAGTACTGACAGTACAAGACACCAGTATTATTATTAATAAAAGTAAGACAGTAGCAGCTCAAGCTGTGCCTGCATTTAATGCTAAACGGCAAGCTACTATTGATGTCAACGACGTAACACATGGCAGTGATTACACTGTCAATATTACCATCGGCGGTACCACCAGCACAGCTACTGTCAGCCCATCAACTGGTGATGATTTTGATGATTTTATCGCTGATCTTAAAACAGCAATTGATGGTTTAAGTCTGACCAATGTTACAGTTACAACACGTAACCGTTCTTTGACTATTATCAAATCGGATGGTTCGTTTGAAATCGCTGTGCATGGCGGTCCAAAAAATGGAAGCTTGTACGTTTTTCAAGACCAAGTAGATAATGTCTCTCGTCTTCCAAGTGAGTCTTTTCATGACCATGTAATCAAAGTTATCAACACTGATTCTGATCAAGATACTTATTTTGTTAAATTTGTAGCGGAAAACGGTACAGCTGGTGAAGGTTACTGGGAAGAAACTGTTTCACCAAATGTATCTCCTGGTTTAGATTCATCGACAATGCCACACGAACTTGTCAACACCGCTGTTGATACGTTTGTGTTCCGTAAAATTACCTATGAAGATAGGTTGGTTGGTGATGACAAAACCAACGAACATCCCAGTTTTGTAAATAATAAAATCACTGCTGGATTCTTCCACAACAACCGTCTTGGATTTTTATCTAAAGACAATGTGTCTATGAGTCAAGCTGGTGAATTTTATAACTTTTATCATATCTCTGCTCAGGTTGTCACTGATGCAGATCCTATTGATTTGAGTTGTTCTTCAACACGACCTACTGCATTACATGCTTCAATCCCTACACCCCAAGGTGTGGTGTTGTTTTCTGGTGATGAGCAGTTTATTTTGTTTTCTGACAACGGTGTTCTTACACCTGCTCTTTCTACAATTCGTACCCTTTCATATTATGAAATGGATACAACTTTAGATCCAGTGGACATTGGAACTAACATTAATTTTGTCAGTAAAACACCTGGCTATTCACGTGTGTTTAGCATGGTAACTCGTGGTCAACAAGAAAACCCACAAGTATTGGATGTAGGACGTGTTGTAAAGGAATGGATTTCACCAAACATTGATAACATCATTGCTAGTGCACAGAACTCTTTTCTTTGTTTGTATGGTCAAACATTGAATGAGTTGTTTATTTATCGTTATTATAATGACGGTGAAAAGAATTTGATGCAAGCTTGGGTAAGCTGGCTAATGCCTGGTACTACTCAATTTGTTGCTGTTAATTCTGATACAATGTATGCTGTTACTAAGCAAGCTGATCAGTTTACGTTAAGTAAAGCTAGCTTGGCACAAAGTCCTGAACAAGCAATCATTGTCAACAACGAAGGTGATCGTGTCAATCCTTGTATCGATTTATACAAAAACATTCCTTCAGCTAATGTTATCTATGACGCTGCTAACAAGCGTACTAAGTGCTACATCCCTTATAATGATGTAAGTACTCTTACACCTGTCATTGTACTTAAAGGTGATACAAGTGGTGGAAACTTTGTGGAGTCCGGTTTTACTTTAACTCCTGAACGTGGGGAGGATACTAACGGTCCTAACTCACCTGATACTGAAACCTTTTTTATTGTTCCTAACAAAAACCTCACTGATAGTGGAGATAGGGCGCTAGACGTTGCTGATGATGTTGTCGTTGGATTTAAGTATAACTTTGATGTCGAACTACCACGTACATATTTCAGACCTAATCCAGAGGTTAGTGATTACACAGCATCTTTGACTATTGCACGTATGAATTTTGCAGTAGGTTTGTCAGGAATGATGAGTTTTAAGCTGCAGCAAAAAGGACGGATGCCTTACAGTATTAACTTTACTGGTGATGGCTCTACGACTGTGTTTACTTTTAATCGCCGTGATTTAGATTACGTAGAAAGATCCGACGTAAAAATTAAAGTAAACGGTATTGCTGAAACAGATTTTACATTTACCAACGATACAACTATTACATTTACAACTGCACCTGCAGAAGATGCAGCAATTGTTATGTATATTGAGGAATGGTTTGACGTACAACCAATTACACAGGCAAACCAGTACTTAGCAAATGATGTTCCGTTGAATGTTGATAATGTATTCACATTACCTATCCATCAACGTACACAAAATTTTAGAGTAAGAATGTTCAACAATTCTCCCTTTCCTGTTGCTATCAATACAATGATGTGGGAAGGACAATATACACCTCGTTTCTATAGGAGGACTTAATTATGCCGTTTCCTTGGGCAGCTGCTATAGGGGCTGCAACAACTGTTGGCTCAGCAATTTTTGGAGCTGGTCAACAAGACAAAGCTGAAAGAGCTGCTGAAAAGGCACAAAGAAAAGCCGAAAAAGAACAAGAAAGGGCAATAGAGCGCCAGTTTAAATACGACAAAAAATCGTATGAAATGGCGAAACAGCAGATCACCGCTAAACGTGATGAACAAATCCGTGCCATTGATCTTGCTAGGAAAAATGAAAGCATCATTGCTCAATATAAAGATGCTACTGCTTCTGCAAATTACCAGTATGGATTACAGATTCGTAATCTACAACAGAAGCAATTAAATGATCAATACAATAAGTCTGAGCAGCTTTACAAACAGCAAATCGGTTGGAATGATCTAACTGCAAAATATGCAAAAGAGACACAGCTACGTGCTGTTGTTGAAGAAGCACAGAAGTTTGCATTTGCTAATCAAGAAAACATCCTTGAAAGTTTAGCAAAAGAATCAACTGCAAGGCTAAGAGGTAGTGGTCGTTCTGCCCGTAAAGCAGCTCAATCACAACTTGCTGCTCTTGGTAGGAATCAAGCTGGCATGGCTGAATCACTTGTTAGTTTACGAACTAACGCAGCAGCAGCTTTGCGTCAAGTTGATATGCAACATCTGCAGGCGGATTTGGGTGCATTTGCACAACGTATGTTGCCACCTGATGAAATCCCTGCACCTGTTGTTCCGTTTAAAACTCCACTTACTGAATATCAATATCCACGTGAACTTCAAGCATTTGACTTCGGACCTGAACCAATAAAAGGTACGATGGCAAGCGCTACCGGTGGCACTGCTGGTGGTGGATGGGCTACTGCATTTGCAAGTCAACTTCCAGCGGTGGCAACTGCGGTCACACCCCTCGTCCAGCAACTATTCCAACCTACTGGTAATGCTGGTAGTTTTGGTAGTTTTGGTAATTACAGCGGGTTGTCTGGTGCACCATTGGGTAACTTTAGTCAACCTACTACTGGATTCGGTGCAAGCTCAGGTTTAGGTATTGGTAGTTCAACAGGTTTTAATTTGAACCAATCATTCTTTAAATAAATGGCTAAATCAAGTTTCCAGGGGTACGCCCGTGGAGAAGGCTTTCAACAATTTAAAGTCCCATATAATATTCTTGCTCAACAAGAACGTAGGGATCAACAGGTTATACGTAACCTACAACAACAACAACAACAAGAGATTCAACGCAGCAGTCAGTATACCGCTGACCTAGAACGTAAGTTTGCAAAAGAAGAACGTTTTTTGTCGGAAAATCAACGTCTTGAAGATACTTATTATTCGACAAGGCGTGAAGCAATGCGGCAAAACCAACAGGTTGAACGGGACAACACCCAACGCCGCCTTGATGCGATCAAACAGACTGCAGCTAATCAACAAGCATCAACTAAGCAAAAGCAAGAGCTAGCAAAGATGTCGCCAAAGCTTGCTGAAAAATTAATTGGCATTAAAGATGCAATTGATGAAAGTGCAATGGATGCGGCATATAACCAAGCAATTGCAGAAGGACTTAGTGTTGATCGCAAAGAGGTGTATGAAAATGCTGTAAAGGCGCTTCATGAAGATAGCGATGGTATTCAATCTTTTGCTGAAGCAATGGAAACTGCAGGGGCTCCTGCACGTGTTGTAAGGTACATCAGAGATGGTGATAAAAGTGCAGAGATTGGACGACTTAAAGCCATTGCATCGATGGCAAAAGCAGATTACGCTAATTTTGTCCAGCGTAGTATTGCTGAGATGGAACCAAAAGATGCTACTGAGACTGCACAAATGCTTGAGCAGTTGCAGATTGCATATCTAAAAGAAAACAACCTCTACGGATTGAATGCAGATTTTCTGAATGACTTGTTCACAGAAATGCGTTCTGTACGTAACCTTACTATCATCAAAGCTGAAAAGCAAGAAATCATTGCTAAAGATCAGGAAGATCAGCAGGATTTTAAACTAGCACTTATTCAAGAAAAAACACCAGAAGCTTTTAATAATTACTTTAAGGTACAAAGCCGTGGTTACAATGAAAAAGGTGATAAAAATACAAAGTCATCTGCTATTCGTGAAGTATTTACTTTGTTAGAAGATACTTCTCTTTTTTCTGACAAAGAAGTTCTTGAATTATTGCAAGATACAATTACTGATCAAGGTACTTCGTTTGCAGATAGATACAAACAAAAGGTTCAAGAACTTTTCAATAAAAGGCTAGATGATCGTGCTACAGATCGATAACGGATGGAGAGAGAACGAGAGGCTGCAGAAAAAGCTGCAGTTGAAAGAGCTAGAGATTATGCACTCAATGAGTGGGATGGGGATGCTACTGATCTACAACAGGTTATTGAGCAACTTGAAAGTCGAGGTTATGATGCTAGTGAAATCAAACCTTTCTTAGATCGTAGCGTTGAATCTCGGGCTAATCGTGTATATTGGGAGCAAGAAATTGCAGAAGCACGGGCAGAAGGACGGCTTACTCCTGAATTTTTGAGTAACACTGACATACCTAAAGAATTGAGGGATCAGTATCGAGCTGATGCTATTAAAATCGCAGACATCCGCAAACAACGCGGGTGGACTGA